GCGTCTGCGGCAGATCCTCTTCGACTCTGGCGACTGCCTCGTCGGCGTGCCGAACATTCACCCGAGCATCGAGACGCCGAAGCGGACCGGATGGAACAAGCATCTCGAGCGCGGCTGCCGACTCCTGCGGCCGGGGCGTGCGTACGCGAGCTCGTTCATCACGCGGCCGGACTCGGCGCCGTGGATCAACACGCCAGACTATTGGGCGCTGCTCGAGACGCTCTGGGTCGGGCGGGACATCGTCCTCGTCCGCGGCAGTGATAAGTCGCTCCGGCCGACGGACCTCGTCGGCGCGACACGTATCCGAGAGGTGATCGGGCCTGAACAGCACGCGTGGACGGAGTACCCGCGGCTGATGGACGAGATCGGCGTCCCGACGGCGCGCGTCCTGATCTGCCTTGGTGCGACGGCGACCGTGATCGCGAACGATCTGTGCGCGAAGGGCGTGCACGCGGTCGACCTCGGGCACATCGGCGGGTTCCTCCGCAAGCATCGTCGCGGCGAGCCGATGTGGCTCCCGAAGGACATTCGGCAGCCGGACGGCTTTACGAAGGTGGCGACGGCATGACGGCCGAGGCCTTCGCCGTGCGTGCGCACACGATCCCCTACGTCCGGAAGGGCGTCTGGTATTCCGAGATCTATCTCTTCCTGTCGTGCTGTCTCAATGCCGGGGTGACGCTGGTCGTGGAGTCGGGCGTCAAGTACGGCATGTCGACGCGCCTGCTCGCCGCGACGTTCGGCGGGCCGGTGATCTCGATCGACCGGGACTTCGAGATCGAGGCGCCGGAGCGCGTGCACTTCATCGCCGGCGACGTCCAAGAGATCCTGCCGCGGGTGCTCGCCGAAGCCCGGCGTCAGACGATCGGGTTGCTGATCGATGGACCGAAGGACGCGATCGCGATCGCGCTGAAGGACGCAGCCTTCATGTATCCGCACGTCGCCGTCGTCGGCGTGCACGATCTCGACGCCTCGTGTGGCGCGGACTTTCATAGCCACGCCGAAGGGTTCCGGGCGACCTATGGGCGGGCGCTCGACCTCCCAGTGATCGAACCGTACGCGAGCAAGTATCCGGACGGGCCCGGGATCGGCGTCTGGGTGCGGAGGGCGGCATGAGGGAGCTCACGCTGATCCTGCCGTACTACAGGAATGCCGGGATGCTGCTCGAGCACTTTCGGACCTGGCGCGCGTATCCGTGCGATCTCAAATCGCGGTTCCACGCGATCGTCGTCGACGACGGATCGCCGGAGCACGTCGCGAAGAAGTGCATCGAGCCGACCGGGATCGCCTCGTTCCGCCTGTATCGGATCGAGGTCGACGTCCGGTGGAACTGGCTCGCCTGTCGGAACCTCGGGGTCGACCAGGCGCGCACGTCATGGGTCCTGCTCACCGACATCGATCACCTGCTGCCGGAAGGGACGCTGCGACGCCTGGTCTACGGCGAGCTCGACCCGGCGACGGTCTACCGGTTCTCGCGAGTCGACGCGCCATACGCGACGCCGTACAAACCGCATCCGAATTCGTGGCTGCTGACACGCGGCATGTTCGACGCGATCGGCGGCTACGACGAGCGGTTCTCGGGCTACTACGGGACCGACGGCGAATTCCGCGATCGCGTGCAGGCGACGGCGCGCGTCGAGATGCTGCCGGAGCCGCTGATCCGTGTGCCGCGCGACGTGATCGCGGACGCGTCGACGACGACCTACGGCCGGAAGGAACAAGGCGACAAGGTCAACGTCGCGAAGATCCGCGCCGAGCGCGGGGCGCTCAAAGAGTGGCGGCCGCTCCGGCTGACGTTCCCGTGGTCGCATCAGGTGACGGTCCTCCCGCCGGTCGAGGTGCCGCAGGCGTGCTGACGGTCGTCTGCTGGAAATGGGCGCCGCGGACGGGCTACCGCTCGACGTTCGGGCCGGAGACGGTGAACGTCCTGCGCGCGATGGTGCGTCGCCACTACTCGCACCCGCACCGGTTCGTGTGCGTCACCGACGACGCCGTCGGCATCGATCCCGACATCGAGATCCTGCCAGCGTGGAACGACTTCGCGACGGTGCCCAGTCCGCACGGCGGGAAGCACCCGAGCTGCTACCGGCGCCTCCGTCTGTTTCATCCGGACGCGGCGCAGTGGTTCGGCGATCGGGTCGTGTCGCTCGACCTCGACCTCGTGATCTGCCGAGACCTGTCCCCGCTCTGGAATCGGACGGAAGACGTCGTCTTCTGGGGCGACACGAATCCGCAGCCGGGCAGCCACTACAACGGCTCGATGATGCTGCTCACGACCGGCAGCCGTCCGCAGGTGTGGACCGACTTCGATCCGGCGTCGTCGCCGCGGCGGTCGCTCCTGGCAAAGTGTTGGGGATCGGATCAGGGCTGGATCTCCTATCGCCTCGGGAGGGGCGAGGCGAAGTGGACGCGCGAAGACGGCGTCTATAGCTTCCGAAACTGGATCCAGAAACGGCGGAACGTGCTGCCGTCGAATGCGCGCGTCGTCGTGTTTCACGGCGCGATCGATCCGTGGTCGTCGCAGGCGCAGGCGCTGCCGTGGGTGCGGGCACATTGGAGGCGGGATGCCTACCTGGAACACGCCGTATAACCCGAAGGCGGCGGGATCCGGGCGGCGCGATCGTCCGGTGCTCGTGCAGTTTGTCACCGACGCGACGGAGGACTCCGGATTCCCGACGGAAGCCTGGGAGACGTTGATCGACATCTACTGGTGCTCGAAGCAAGACATCAGCGGGTACATCAAAGTAGAAGCCGGGCAAGCGTCGGCGCCGTTCCAGACACGCTTCGAGGGGCACTACCGGACGGACATGGATCCGGAGCGGATCAACATCGTGAAGGAACGGCGCTTCGTCTTCGCCGGCCGGACCTACGACATCATCGCCGCGTCGCTGATCGGCATGCATCACGGCGTGGAATATCTGACGATCGGGAGAATGGGGTGATCACGGTCGAGCGCTGTGACAAGTCAACGATCAAAAAGATCGCGGAGGGCCTCGAGAAGGCGGCCCTCGGGAAAACGGTCTCGTTCGTGTTCGAGGAAGGGATGCACCGGATCGAGGACCAGGGGCAGGTCTACGAGCAACCGAACGGGACGGCGACGTTCCGACTGTTCATCAATGGCGGCGCGAAGGATTCAGGGAACGAGGTCGAGGCGGATGGTCACAGTTCGGTTTGAGGGCGGCGCGGAGCTCGCCGCGGCACTGCGGAAACTGTCGACGCGCATCTCCCGCCGGATCGCGCATGAATGTCTCGTCGAGGCCGCGGAGCCGATGCGGCGTCGGATGTCGTCGCTCGCGCCGCACGAACCGGGCAAGCCGGACCTCCGGGACACCATCGTGATCAGCCGCGCGCGTGGCGAGGATGCCCAGGAATCGGCGGTCGCGGTCGGGCCGAGCAAGTTCGGCTTCTACGGATCGTTCCTGGAGTTCGGCACGAAGCAGATGGCGGCGCAGCCGTTCGCGCGGCCGGCGTTCGACCAGACGCACGAGCAGTCGCTGCAGATCCTGGGGGCGGCCTGTTGGCGTGAACTCGCGGCCAGGGGCGTCTCGAGGAGCATCAGCCGGGAAGGGCCCGTCGAGGAGCTCGGCCTGGAGTGGGAGTCTGAGGGCACGACGATCCCGAGGGGCGGGCGATGAGTCCGGAGGAAGCCGTGCGCGAACGGATCCTCGAGATCACGGCGGTGACGGATGTCGTCGACGATCGGGTCTATCAGTTGAAGCTGCCGGACCTCGCGCCACTGCCGGCCGTGCGCGTGCAGATGGTGAGCGGCGAGCAGTCGCTGCTCCACCTCCGCGGAGGGATCGGGATCTATCGGTCGCGGATTCAGGTCGACACCTACGCGGCCGAGGCCGACGGCGGCGATCCGTATCGGATCGCGATGTCGATCGGGGAAAGCATTCACGGGGACGACGCGGGCGGCGGGCTCGCAGGATTCACAGGGGACATCGGCGATGTACGGGTGCTCGCCATCCGTCGGGCGGATCGTCGAACCGAGTACGACTCGGAAGAACGCAAAGAGGTTCGGTGTAGGCAGGACTTCTTCGTCGATTGGAAGCGGATCGCCTGACGGCACACATCAGAGGAGCGAGCAGCAATGGCAAATCGGACCGATCAATTCTACGCAGCCGACGCCGCGATCCACGGCTACGGCGCGCAGCTCATGGTGGGCGACGGTGCAACACCGACCGAAGGGTTCGAAGCCGTCGCCACACTCGTCACGATCACGCCGGGCGAGATGTCGACGGAGGACATCGACCGGACGCACCTCAGAAGCCCTGACGCGCACAAGGAACATATGCCGGGGATGCGCGACTCTGGCGCCTTCGAGGTCGAGGGGATCTGGCTGCCACTCGAGGAGAGCCAGAACAACGACGGCGGCGGATCCGGCTCGTTCGCGACTGGTGGCCTGATCTCGATGTGGCGCGATCGCCAGATCCGCAACTTCAAAATCGTCCTCTTCGCCGACGGCTCGCCGTCGATCGAGTGGCCGTTCCGCGGGTATGTCTCCCAGTTCCAACCAGGGGAGATCACGACCGAGGACAAGATCAACTTCACGGCCGGATTCCAGCCGACGGAAGCGTACGACGAAGCATTGCCGTAGTTCGCCCACTACGGCAATCGTGGGCGGCGCGTCGTCGGTCCTCAGGCCTGGCGGCGCGTCGTCCGCCTTTTCATGGGGCGACTGAAAAGGACGGACTGACGTGGCAACGACGAACGAAGCGAATCCGCATCGCGGCGAGGTCGACTTCCCGGTACGCAACGCCGGAGGCGACATCGAGCGCAATTACATCTTGAAGCTCAGTCTCAACGCCGGCGCGGCGCTGCAGAAGAAGTTCAAGGGCAAGCCGATGGGCGAGATCGTGGCTGGGCTCGACAAGATGGACTTCGACACGATCAAGGAGCTCGCCTTCATGCTCCTGCAGAAACATCACGCCGACGAGGTGACGACGCCGGACAAGGCCGGGGACGTCGTCGACGACGGCGGCGGGATCGTGAAGTTCGCCGAGGCGTTCAAGGCGCTGCTCGGTGTGAAGGATGCGAGCGAGGGTAATGGAAACCCTCAGACGGCTCAGACGTCGACTTCGGGCAGCTCTACGTCAACGCCCGGCGCGTCGGCCTGAGCGGGGGCGATGCCTTCTGGGACTTGTCGGCGATCGAAGTCACGCACGAGATCGAGGCGGCGCGGCTGCGACGGATCGACCAGATGAACGCGGCGATCTTTCACGCGTGGCAGATCGAGAACATCAAGGCCCTGACGAAGAAGACGGAACGCAAGGTCGGGAAGAAAACGCAGATCAAGATCACGCTACCGAAGCTGGAGAAGCTGTTGATCCCTGATCAGGAAAAGAAGCATCAGACCGTCGGCGAGATGCGCGGGGCACTGGCGGTGCTCTCGGCGCGTACCGGGTTCCCGCTGAAGAAGGCGCCGCCGCGTGGCGACTAACATCACCGTAGGCGTCCTGCGGGCGCTGCTGACGCTCGATACCGCGCAGTTCCAGAGCGGGATGCGGGAGTCTGCCGGGTCGGCGAAGAAGTTCGAAGGCCAGCTCCGCAGCATCGGCGGGAATCTGACGCAGATCGGCGGGACGTTGACGGCCGCCGTCACCTTGCCGATCGTCGCGGCGTTCGGTGCCGCCACGAAATCGGCGATCGACTTCGAGTCGAGTTTCGCCGGCGTCCGCAAAACCGTCGACGCGTCCGAGGCGGAGTTCGCCGCGATGTCGGCACAGTTCCGCGGCCTGTCGAAGGAGATCCCGGTCAGCGTCCACGAGCTCAACCGACTCGGCGAGGCGGCCGGGGCGCTCGGCATTCCGAAGGAAGACGTGATCGAGTTCGCGGAAGTGATGGCGAAGCTCGGCGTTACCACGAACGTCACCTCCGACCAGGCCGCCGAGAGCATCGCCAAGATCCAGAACATCTTCGGCGCGTCCGGGAAGTTCACGGAGGAGTTTGCCTCGACGCTCGTCGACCTCGGGAACAAAGGGGCGTCGACCGAAGCCGAGATCCTCGCGCTCGCGACACGGATCGCGTCAGCCGGCAATACCGTCGGGATGACGCAGGCGCAGGTCCTCGGGTTCTCGTCGGCGATCGCCAATGTCGGCATGGAGGCAGAGGCTGGCGGCTCGGCGTTCTCGCGTGTCGTGCTCAGCATCTCGCAGGCCATCACCGCAGGCGGCGCAGAGCTCGCGCGGTTCGCGCAAGTCGCCGGAATGTCGACGCAGCAGTTCGCGACGCTCTTCCAGACGGACGCAGCCGGCGCGGTGACGGCGTTCATCGGCGGACTCGGTCGAATCAAACAGAGTGGGGGCGACCTCAACGCGACACTCGACGCGCTCGGCTTCACGGAGATCCGGCAGTCCGATCTGCTCCGTCGACTCGCCGGGGCGAGCGATATGGTCGGCCTATCGCTGCAGACGGCGAACACGGCGTGGCAGCAGAACACCGCACTGTCGGCCGAGGCCGAGAAGCGGTTCGTCACGTTTCAATCGCAGCTGACGATCTTCTGGAATCGCCTCACGGACATCGGGATCACGCTCGGCACGGCGCTGCTGCCGGTCCTCACGGCCTTTCTGAATATCCTCGGCGCGATCATGCCGGTGATCGAATTCCTCGCGCAGTCGTTCGCGGCGATGCCGATGCCGATGCAACTCATGGCGATCGGCTTGGCGGGACTCGTGGCGGCGATCGGTCCGCTCCTGCTGATCGGCGGACAACTGGCGATGGGCCTGGCCGCGCTGATCGGCCTCGGCGGATTCGCCGGCGTCACGGCGGCGATGACGGCGGTCGCGACGTTCATTACGGGCGGGCTCACCGCGGCCTTCACGATGATCCTGCCGTGGCTCGGTCCGGTCGGGCTGATCGCTGCCGGCGTGACGGCGATCGTCCTCGCGTGGAAGTACTGGGATCAGATCGTCGCGTTCTTCCAGGGCGCGTGGCAGTTCGTCGTCCAGAACTTGACGAAGGTTCCGGACCTGTTGCTGCTGCTACTCGGGCCGATCGGTCAGGTCGCGCTCGCGTTCAAGCACTGGGACACGATCGCCGCGATCGCGCA